CAAATCTATAAGATTATTTCCTCTTGGATTTCCTGTTTTCTTTTCTTGCCTGACGAATTTCATCTTCATCGGGTCAATATATCTTAATTCCTGTATTCCATCTTGAGGTCTTTTTGTATCAATGACCTTCATGTAATATAGTCTTCCATCAATATACCAGTTTCTGAAAATCTCATGTGACTTTTTATCAAAGTCCATGATCTCTTTTAAATGTCTGAATTCTGTTCTAATCTTATCTTTTACACTATCACTTGCATTTACATTTGATAATTCTATTTCGATTGGTGAATCGTAGAGATCACTCACAATCGCTTCATTTACTACATCTTCGATAGCATTGTCACACTCAGGGTGCAAGGCCATTTCACGATATCTTTTAATCAGATCGTACTCTGTTTTATATACTCCTTCTATATCAACATACTGACCATAAAAACCAGACTGTATAAAATAGTCAACCCCGTCCTCGTTGTTAGGAGGAACAGGGGAGACTACTGAATCAGGTTTTTTATCTGAATCATCAATAGAGAAACCAAAAAGTTTAGGCATTGTATAACGTCTTTATAATTCTATTATACACTATTTATCAAATAAATCAACGTCTAGTTGATTGCCTCGCCACCGGCATTAGCTCCGATGCCCTTAAGTGCTTCCCACCACTGAACTTGGAATTCAACGGTAAACTCTTCAACGGTGTCTACAGTCTCATAACTGAGATCAACAGCACTGATATTCGTTGGGAACACATCATGGAATTTATAACTTCTTAGTGTTGATCCATCACGGTCTAATTGATGAACATAAGCATCTGGTTGATACGCTGCTGGATCTTGTGCTCCAGTTGCATCTTCCATTTTGTTGATGAAATTCATCCATTTTTCCATTGCGGAACGGATTGCAAAGTCAACATCGTTAATTATGGTGACTGTCCATGTATCGAAGGTTCTATCACCAGCGATCTTTAATATCCTACCCCTGAAGTTAACTTCGATAGGGGTGATATTAGATGCAGGTAATTGAGCAGCTTTAACTAAGAACCTTGACTTTTCTTTTACATCATTCTCAATCGCTATTGGATCGGGAAATACTAATTCCACTTCAAACAGATTCGGTCTTGCACCGCCACCGGCCATCTTGCTCTTGAAGTCGGTGATCGTTCTAAGTGGTGGTCTGTTAAATTGGGTTGCCATTTTTCTTTATACCTCTAGTTAAACAGTTCCAATGACTTCATCGAACGAAATGCCAGTTCTAGTGGCAACAAACGTTAGACCAATAAAGTTAATTGATCGTGAAGGTTTAATGAAGATGTCTGCAACAAACTCATTGTTATCTATGATGGCAGCAGTGTTATTTGTTTCATCACAAACAACTCTGAAGTCAAAGATACCTCTCTTGGACTGAACATCACGTAGGAAAGGTTCGACAATGTTCACAAAGTTAGTTCTTGTGATTTCATCGTTGAATTCAAAGAGTTGATCTTTCGCTGCAGCAGATATTGCCTCTTCTATGAAGATGAACAATCTACGAACGTTGATGCGATCAAATGCAGATGCTTTTCCAAATCCTGTCTTATCACCAAATAGGATGATTCCAGCTCCGGGTGAGAAAATTACAGGGTTGATTCTATTACTGTATAGAACATCTCTCTGTGTTTGATTTGGTGTGTATGCAAGTTTGACTGCATTGAGGATTCCACCTCTTGCTGTTCCCGCTGGTGAGAACCAAGGGAAGTTATTAATATCGTTTCTTGCACATGTTCCAGCGATGTCACCATTCAATGGTACATATCTGAAAGTATCTGTGAATCTATCAAACATATATTTGTATCCACTATCGAATACGCAATATGATGAAGATGTGATTGGAGCATAATATCCAATCAAATTACTTGTTATGTCTGCAGATGAGTTTATTGTTCCTTGTCCAACAGCAGAGTCATTTAAAAATGCTCCTCTATATGGTGAAACAAATGCTACTACATCCTTTCTTAACTCAGCAATTGAAATAATTTTATTCGCGATTGCTTGTGCTTCATATTCTGGATAGTTTGCAGAACCCATAAGTAAGAAATCAATATCAAATTGATCCTTATCTTCAAAGAGATCATAACCAGATGTGATTCCACCTACACTTGCTTTCATTGCTCCAGCACTACTTAATGAAGTACCAGCATCGTAGTTTTTACCACCAGTGAATGTAACTGTTAAGTTTCCACTTGCAGCGAATGAAATACCCTGTGCTGCCTGATCCCAACCTACATCAGTTTGTTTAGTAAAATTGCCAAATCCAAATGATGTTGTTGTAATACCAGAACTTGCTAGTGTTGGGCCACCCATTCCAAATACGTTATCGGAATTGTTATAGAGATATTTTCTCCAGTAGGATGGTGATCCGGCAGAAAACTCAGCATCAGATGCTTTTGAAAGTCCGATGTGTTTCTCTAGAATTGTTCCAGCATTGCCAGTTACAGATCCTTTATCATCAATGACTACAACATGAACTTCGTCGAATCTTGAACTTCTTGCTGCAGCATATGCTGTAGTTCCGGGTCTTTCTGCAATATTGTTCCAATTGATTGTGGAATTACTTAATGCAATTTTTTGTTGGTCAAACCAATCAACGTTTGCAGAAACAGTAGTTCCAGTGTTTGTACCACCACCAGTGTTACTTGTCATGCTATGGTGAATGGTACCATTACCAAACTTGTAAATACCACCAGCACCTTGATAGTCTTTAGATGTTTCAATACCTGCATTTGTTACATGAGATGTGAATTTAACACCTATTGATGTTCCATTCACTTCAGTAACGATACCCTTAAAGAAACCGTCTAGCAGTGAAGTTGAACCTGCACCTGCTAAAACTGTTCCGGCAGGTACTGCTTGAGTAATACCTGTACCGACTGTTACACCAGCTGCTGATGCAAATGTTAATACTTGGTCTGCTCTACTATCAATTATTGCAACTTTAATATCGTTTGCCCATGAACCGGGGTTACGTGCTGCTACAATTGTATTTGTTAAAGCATTTAGATCATAACCTTTGTTATTATAATCTTCTGTGCTTAATATTTTTATTTCTGGCGATCCGTCGTCAGTTGCGTTTTTTAGGTCAGCGTCGTCAGATCTAACAACACTTAAGATACCTCCATATGCAAGATATGATGATGCAGTCAACCAATATTCATAGTGCTTATCTATGTCTAGTGGTTCACCGAACGTATCTATTAAGCCTTGTTCGTCCTCAATGGTGATAGGTTCGTTAATTGGCCCTTTTTGAAAAGGAGCAACAATACCAGCAGACTTTGTGGTCGCTGTATCGACTCTACCAATAGTAAGATCAACTTCCCTAACAACGAGGCCAGGAGATGCTAAATTTAGAGGCATCTTGTTTCTCCGTTTATCAGAATTAATCTAAAAATATTTAGTAAAACCTATGTTTTTAGTGGGGAAACAATGCATGAACTACCAATCTGGATATTCCCATTTATTACTTATCTTCTTCGATTTGATTCTTTTCTTTGTACAATCTTTGCATTCATATGAATATGATGATAACAACGTTCTATTTTTTCTCGTCACATAAAAATCAGTTGTTAGACTTTTTACCTGTCCACAAACTCTACATTTTCTCTCTGTAAATAACAGATGCTCCAGTTCTAACTGATCATCAAAGTCCATTAGGTAATACTTATTGTCTGTGATCCGTCTTTATTATCTGTGATAAGTATCTTCTTTCCCGGAAATGATTTAGAAAGGAGTAGTTTCAACTTTAAATTTTTGAGGGGATTTTTCATTCCTCAATATCCCAATGCCATTTTATTGCTTTGATATGATCAAATGTGTCCTCCATGTATGATCTATCATCATTGTCATACTTTAGTTCACATAAAAAATTTCTCAACTCTTGAATTGAATTGAAAGTTCCTTTATGAATTTCGTTTTGGTCGTAGAGATGGTACTTCATTTACATATAATCCCACATATAGGATCGATCACCGTACTCATCAGTATACCATCTATCTCCATTATTTACAAAGCTGTCCTGATCTTCTAAACCATCTGACATAAATCCGAATGGTGCCATGTCTTGTTCAATCTGATTTTTCTGCTCCTCATATAATCTTTTTCTAATATCATTATCAGTCATCTCCTTAAAATAATCTTGTGCAACTAACCATGCAAATATAACCAAACACATGGCCAAGTCATCATTACATCCCTCTTCTGCCTCAAATGAGTTGTGTTTTTGAGAGAAAGTAGTTAGTTCTGATATAATTTCATAATCCTTCACAAGTATTTTATCATCTTCTAATAAAGTTTTTAAGTTTGAGCATCCTAATTTCTTTACAGCAGCTGTAGTTCTGACACCCAACTGAGTCTTCTTACCTGAGAAACCTGTTCCAACTACCTGTCCAGCACGACCTCTCATTGATGCCATTAGTAAATTATCATATTCAAGATCATATTGAAGTATACTTGCAACCTGATCTCCAATATCATTTACTTCAATTAAAAGAAAAGCATTATTATATCCTTTTGCAACATCATGAATGATGTTAGGAAATAACATTGGTTTTACTTCATTGTTTTTATACTTAGCAACTATGTTATATGGAAAACTTGTTATATCAACAACTATAAATGCAGAATAATCATTACCTAATCCACGGGCGACATCAACCGTGATTAGATATTGATGATTAGGAATGGGTCTCTCATGTATATCTAAACCTGCGTTTCTAGTTATTGGATTCTCATATACAAGGTTTTTTAACTTTGCTGGATTAATAAGGGTATTTACAGATCCTAAAAACTCACACTCAAACTCAACTTTAAACTGTTGTTCTGAAGTATTTGAAATAGTTTGTTCTTTCCATGCTTCATCTCTACCCGGAACCTCTGACCAATGAACTTCCGTAGGTACATATTCATTCTTACCTCTTTCTGCGTCATGCCACATTCGGTAGAAATGATTCATACCTCGTGGTGTAGAAACTATGATGACTTTTGTGCT